CAGCAGTAGCAGTCAAAACACCAGTAAGAGTCCCTCCTGATGCTGATAAAAAACCAAAGTTTGTATCTAAAACATTTCCTAAAGTGACGAAACCTGTATTTGTTGGGTGTTTTATTTTTAATAATGCTGTGCCAGTGCCTGCGTCTGTTGTATTTATATGTAATTGATAAGATGCAAGGTTAGCCGCACCAGAAGGGTCACCATCAGCACTATTAACAGTCCTTAATGCTTCAAATATATTTTTCATTGCTGTTCTTACAGCAGACCCAGTTCCGTTAGCAGGTGAAAAATTACTTGAACTTTCTTTTCCAAGTGAATCAACTCTTGCCATTTAATTAAGCTCCTTTTCCATATCCTAACGCTTGAAATGTAAATTTCACATCTATAGGTGTATTTGATGAGTTCTTAAATACTATTGTAAACCCTGTTCTTGAAATAGCACTTAATACATAAAACGCACCGCTTGGCATATCCTCTGGTGAGATTACTACAGATGGAAGAAATGCTGTTGTTGATCCACCTATGTCACTTGTTCCTGTAAAAAATGGTTTAGCAAATGTTACATCTAACCCGCTTGAACTAGTACCAGATTGTTGACCAACAGATACAGTATTACCTGATGAATCTATATATTTGTTTTCTGTTCTTGATGGCAAAAAAGCATCAAAACCTAATTCTGTAAACTTAATATTTTCGTTAACATCAACAGAAATAAGATTTGCTTGAAATTTAAAAGCTCTTGCACTAAACGCACCATTTATTAGATTTTGCTCATCAGTAAAACTTGAATTATCTTGTGATGTTAAAACTTGCACTCTACTTTTCAAACGATCACTACCAACACCGTCAAAATTATCTCTTGCATCTAAATCAGGAATAGAATCAAATAAATCTGATACTAAGAACCCTTCACTAATAATATGTCTTTTTAATCTTATATTTTGGTAAACAGCAGCAAAATCCAAAACAGATGCAAATTCATAAGTGCCAGTTAAGTTTGAGGCTGGATCAGAAAGTTGTAAAGCACCAGAACTAACAGTGACATTAGTTTTATTTCCACTAAATCCTGTTTGTTCTCTTTGACTTTTAACAAGCAATTCGTCAGCCATTTCTGGCAATGCAAGTTCTACTTTTGCCTCTGTTGCTGAAAACCTACCACCTAAATCCTTAAATTTAAGGCTATATGTCCCTGATAAAGCTGGCAGTATCGCTTCATTAGTTGCCCCATTTATACTTTCATTTAAAGGAGTTGAGTTTGCAAATGTAGCTGAAGATGATGTGTTTGGAGAATGTCTTATTTCACAAACCCCACCAAATTCAACGTCAAGGCTTGTTGTTTTTGTCCATGTTAATCTTACTTGTGAATTATTAAATGGCTCAATTTGTAAACCTGTAGGATTCTCTGGAACAGCAGTTAGACCTATAGTATCAACAGTAGTTTCGGTTGGGCTGGCACTTCGTTCTCCTTTTGAATTTATTGTATAAATTTGTATAAAATATGACCCAGCTTCCGAGGGTAAGATTTCAAACTCTGATTCTTGCAAAACTTTAACATTGGGGTTTTCATCATCTTTTATATAAATAAGTTCATAACTAGAAGCACCTTCTACAGATTCCCAATCAATAAACAATTTTGGTACTGGCCTTCCGTCAAGTTTAATAATTTCTTCTTTAATAGCTTTTGTTCCATCAGATCCATCAATTATCTGCGGTGATGGTAAAAGGCTTGTAAGAATATTAATATTTTTAGTTGGAAGTTGTTCACCATCTTCAACTGCTAAATATTTATTTTCGTTATAATTAACGGCTGTAATTGTAAAAGTTTTTTTAGTATTTTCTTTAATATTTACAACTCTAAATGCCTGTACTGCTATTTCACCAGATTCAAGAATATATGGGCTATTTTCTACTGGGGCAGATGTAAAGTTTGAAGATACATTTACTAATCCACCACCAGAATAAGAAGAAATAGACTTTGTTTCTACTGAACCATCAGATAAAAGACAGCTTATTTTTGGATCGTCACTAATATCTGGTAAATTTGTAGCACCAGAATTATCTAAAGTTATTTGAGAAACAGTGGCAGCTTTTACTAAACCGCCTCGTCTTGTTGAACTTTTCACTCTATCTGCAATCCCAAGAATATCTCCAATTCTTAAAACAGAACCAGCAGCAATATTAGTTTCAAAAATTACTGTTTCAGTTTGATTTTGTTGCGTCTGTAAAAACCATTTTCCGACCCTTTGTGCTTGACCTCTTGAAGTTGTACCAAAAGTATTTATAGTCTTTGTTTGTGTACCATAATTTGTCTCAGCAGTACTATCCTTAACAGTCACATAATCTATCTCTTGTGTATTTAAGTCAAAATAAGAAACATTTATAACATTAAATCTAGTTTTTGAAGACGTACCCGAATATAAAAAATCACCGTTTAAAACATTTGAATTATTAAAAACATAATCAAAAGATAAAGCACTTGGGTTGTCGTGGTCTTTTGGTGCGTCTTGTGCAATTTTTATAGTACCTTCTTCATAATATGGAATAGCCCTCATTACAGAGCAAATATCTTTAATCAATGCCATTGCATCACGTCTATTATTAATATTTACATTTATTGAAAAGCGTGGTTCTTGTCCGCCATCACCATCATCGACTTCTTCAGAACAATAAGTACTGACACCATAAAACGTATATGGATCTAATTCAGATTCAGGTAATCCGCATCCACTTGTGGTGTCTGTAAGAAGATCATATAAAACCCAAGCTGGGTCACTTGTCCATGCTTTATCAGTTTTAAAAGTACCGTTAAATGTTCCGCTATAAGTTAGTCTTCCATTCGTAAAATCTACTGTTGCATTATGTGGAATTTTTATAAGTTTTCCTCTTACTCTAAAATATCTAGCTGGTGTATTTGGAAATAATTCAGAGCTAAATCTTAATGTTGAATATGCAATATTAGGATAATTGTTTTGCTCTCTTATAATTTGTCTTATGTCTGCTAACCGCATTGTATTAAAAGTGTTATCATCTCCAACATCATTTGCTCTCTCAACACTTATAACAACAGGGAAAAAAGAACCTGATGCTCCAGAAGTATTAGTGTTATATCCAGTAAGTTCTCTTAAATCAATACCATAATCTCTGTTATAAGGATTAAAACTTTTTCCAGTTACGTTTTCATCTATAACAGTCTGTGATGATCCGTTATTAGGGTTGGCTTTTATCACTACACGAACTTGAGTTGAAAGTCTATTTCCAGTTTCCGTATCTAATTTAAAAAATTGATCAAATTTTACTTTGACTTGTACTGTATCCATGCGAACATCACTTATTGTTCCTGATCTTGCAGTAGCTGATCCCCCTACTGGAAAACTACATTCTTGCCCTTTATCTCCTGTTATAACTTCACTTCTTTGTTCTTCAGCCGCAAATAAAACTGTATTATTTGCTGTTCCATCTTGAAACTCAAATTGTAAGCGATCACTAGGGTAATTAAAATCAGAAGTGTTTGGACTTGTATTATCAGCATCAGCCTGTAAAACAGCAGTCTTATTTAAAAATAAATCTTTTAGAAAAGCATTTTTGTAAGCAGTACTTGTCTTATCAGTAATCCCAGCCTTACTTGCTGTCGCACTGCCCTCAATCTGGCCTTCCGCCAAGACATCAACGACAGTACCAAAATCAATAGATTTTAATTTTGTTGTTGGTGTAAGTTGCAAACCAGCAAAGAAAACTTCTTCGTATCCATTGCTTGTAATAACAAGAGTACCCATAGGTTAAACACCTCCTGTTTGATAAGTAGCTTGAAAACTATCTATTGAAGAACTAACAACAGTACTTCCTATTAAAATTTCACCATAAACAATATTAATTGGAACTCCTTGTTTTGAATTATTTAGAAGCCCTGTAAAGATATAACTAGGATCTTGAGGATCTTCTTGCCTACTTACATTAGGTTGTATTTGGCCAGATGTTAATAGATCAGTAACGCCAGAAACAAGCATATTTACACCTACTGCTAAGAATGCACTTTGTACAGCAGCACCTATTGTAATTCCTAATATTGTTGCTCCTGCTCCCCATGCTGTAAACAATGCACCAGCAGCTAAAAAGAAAAGTTCTCCATGCACAACAGGTATTATTTTAATATCACTTTCTGTCTGCATATCTAATAAGTCCTCGGTAATTCTTACATTACCAGCCATTACACAATATTCTTGATCTTTAAAATGCTCTCTTACACCTTTAAAATTTGTCATTAAAAAACTAAAAGCTTTTCTAGGACTGTCAGCATTTATCTCAAAACTAGACTCCCCGATAAATTTTCTTAATCTTCCATAAATAGTTACTTTAATCATTTATTTCAGATGGATATACAAC